TCTTAAACATCTTATCTATTGGGTCTCCTTCAAACCCTAGGTTTCTCAGGCGCTTGACTTCGTCGTTGATGATGGGTTGAATATCTTCATTGGTTGACCATTTTATCCAAGCTTCCTTAAAGTCTTTGCGATGGTCATGTTGATGAACTTTGGCAAAGATGGAGAGTTGTTCTGTAAATTCATTTGTAAATATGTAACGATATGTCTTTACTGTTAGGTTTGTTTGTTCCATGTTGAAAATGAAAAGCTTTGTGTTTGTCATTTTAATTTTTTGGTTAAAGTTTTCAATTTTTTTTAAGGAAACCTTAAAGCTTCGCGGGTCGGTTTCCTTATGAACCTTCCTTTTACTAAGGTTCCTAATTATTTTCTCTTGTTTTTTGATGATTATTTATATGGTTTTATCAGAACTTTCTATCAATAATAATAGGCTCTTGGCTTCGGTCTGCTTCAAATTCTTGAATAAGGTATTTATAAATATCTAAATATGTTGTATTGTCTGGATACTGCCGACAGGTATAAATATCTACTGCTGCATAATTATTCTCTGGATAGGTATGAATAGAAATATGTGATTCAGCTAGCAAATATACTGCTGTAAAACCTTGGGGTGTGAATATGTGTTGGGATGTTTGCAGGATTGTGTAATTATAGGTTTCACATATTTCGTCTAGAAGGTTTCTGAGTTTCTTGGGGCTGTTCAATAGATCCTGGTTTTTAATGTTTTTTATATCGCAAATCATATGTTTTCCTGAGGACATTGGTGTTTTTCTATATACATATTTTTTTATATATTAATAACACGCGTTAATATATAATGGAAAGTCCTTTCGCTAAACATGGGCAAGGTTCTGGCTCTACTTTTGTTCTCTATTTAGAGCCCATATTGAATCCATATTTTCAAACGTATCAAAATGTAATAACATTGGATAGAATGCCTACTGGACCTTTGGCAGATATGGTGAGTTTGGTGGATTTACCTAAGCTGTCGCCTTTTCAAGGAGCTGGTGTATTTTCTACTCCTAGTTTTGGTCGGGGTTTGGGTGGTTCTTGTGTCCATGTTCTATTGAGATATCGTAAAAGCTCTGGACTATTTAGTTGGAAGAATTCGGATATCTTTATGGGTGATGATGATATACCATCTGTTTTGGGTTATTTGAAGGCAAATGGATACATTATTGATACGGATTTGACAAAGATGATGTTTAAAAGTCGTGTGGAAGTTGGGGGTGTTAGTGAAAAGCGCTTTTCTGGAGATAGGAAGGTGATTTGTTTTGTGAATTTCTTTTAAATTACAAATTTATTTATCATTGTATAATTCAATTATACATGGGGGTAATTTTACACCAGCACAATAAATCCATTTTACACAAACGAACATGTAAGTTAGCGCACTACGTTCATTCGGTTTGTTTATTAATGGGTTCAAGGTTTCTACTGGATTATTGTTGGCATTTTCATTTTAGTATTTAATATAGCTTTTAATATATATTATATTATGTCTACTTATTACACCATAGCTGGTGGAACAACAGATATAACTTCTTATTACATTAGTACACCAAAACAAATCGGTCCTTTAACAAATTATAAAGAAAATGCTATTGATATAAGTGGTGGATTTTTATTATATATGTTTGGTACTCGGAAAGCATGTGGATATCAACTTGGTCAAACCGATCTCTGATATTACTATCAATATGATTCAGTAAGTTTTGCAAGCGATTTAGGGGCATATACTTTAAGTACGTGGGGTCCCTTAAGTGCAACCTATTTTTCAAATGCCAGATTTATATGGGTAGTTTCTACTGCTGCTACAACTGCACCTGGAAGTAGCGATGGTTATTATTATTGGTTTTATTATACTTTTTATTATTCAAGTAATGCTAATACTGGTACTATTTATGGGGCTTGTGATGATATAGGAACACTTTTTTTTAATGGCACAAATTTAGGTCTTATTAGTGGTGGGTATGGAAATGGTAAAGCTGGTACAAATTATAATATAAATATTTTGCAAGGGTTAAATTATATAAGAGTTGCTGCCTATAATGATGGTTATGGTAAAATTCCAACTATTTCATCTAATACAACTGATACTTTAACTAAAAATGGTAATACTTGGACAATAACTTCAAGTTGCATTTTAACATTTGATATTGCCACAACTTTAAATGTAACTATAGTTGGCGGTGGTGGTGGCGGTGGATATGGTGGTGCAGGTTATGAAGGTGCTGGTGGCGGAGGTGGTGGTGGTGTCGGAATCGGGACCTACACATTTTCAGCGGGTGATTATACATTTACTATAGGTTCAGGTGGTGCTGGTTCTACCCAAGAATTGAAAGGTTTTAATGGTAATGATAGTGTTATTATTCGTGATGGTAAGGATATTATGAGAGCATATGGGGGCGGTGGAGGTGGTTCTGGGTTACAAGCTAGCACAGCTAATGATACTGGTGCAAATGGCGGTAGTGGTGGTGGCAGTTGTAATTATAATGGTGGTGGAGGTAGTCAAAGTAGTGCTACTGGGGGGACTGGAATACTAAATTACTATGGTGGTAGAGGTGGGACAGGTAGTAATGGTGGTGGTGGTGGTGGTGGTGCAGGAGCTGATGGTGGTAATGGTGGTACCAACGGAGGTGGTGGTGGTGCTGGTAAAAATGGTTATGGTGGAGGGGGCGGTGGTGGTGCATATCGTAGTGGAAGTTCAGGTGGTACTGGCGCTGGCGGTGGTGGTAATGGTGGTGGACCAGCTGGTGCTGGCACCAGTGGTTCCGTAAACACAGGTGGCGGTGGCGGTGGCGGTGGTGGTGGAAATAGTAGTGCTGGTACTGGTGGTACAGGTGGTCGTGGTGTAATAGTACTAAGTTATAATTATAATCCAGAAGCTTTAATTATTTCAGGTTTTGATTCAGCCAATAATAATATTATTAATACAAATGGAAACTGGGCATGGAGTCAAACAACGTCATCCTATAGTACAAAAACTAACTATACAACATCAGATGGTGCATCACCTTTTAATACTGTTGCGTCTTAATTTACATCTATGGATTTGTCATAAAAAATATCACAGCATTGCATAATCAGCATCAGCATCACCTCGCTCACTGCCCATTTCATGGCATAGAATCGCGTTTTACTTTGCAAAGGTGTAATATTTATTACTTATTAACCCTATTAAATACATCTATCTATTATTGTATAGATGTATTTCAAACCTCTTTTTCCTGTTATGGTTCTCTTTTATCATGCTGTCTCCTTCCAATCCCGTAACTTGTTTCGTCCTGCTTTGAATATCATGCGTATGAAGAAAACTCTTACAAACAACTATGATTCATTCCCTACTGATTCCGCTTCTGGGTCTGCTCGTAAATCTCGCCAAAAGAGTCTTGCTCCTGTCTATAAACCTAGGTCTGAAAATCAAAAACAATATGTTTCCTATTTAAACAACGCATCTGTTCCTATTGTCTTCGGTATTGGTCCTGCGGGTTGTGGTAAAACACTCTTTGCTTGTACTACTGCTATTGATGGCTTGAAGCGTGGGCTTTTTCAAAAGATTGTTTTGACTCGCCCTATTGTTCCCGTAGAGGAGGAGGAACTTGGATTCTTACCTGGAACATTAGTGAAGAAAATGGACCCCTGGACGCGGCCTCTTATGGATATTTTCTTGGAATATTTTCCTCAACATGAAATAGATTTTATGTTGGCCTCTGGCGTTATAGAAATCTCACCACTGGCATATATGCGTGGGCGAACGTTTAAACGCTGTTTTATTATTGCGGATGAAATGCAGAACTCTAGTCCTGGGCAAATGCTTATGTTGACAACTCGTATTGGTGAAAATTCTAAAATGGTTATTACAGGAGATTTGAAACAATCCGACCGTCCAGCTCAAGAAAATGGTTTATTAGATATTATGATAAAGATAAAATCTTATCGTAGGTCTAAGGGCAATGACTCTGTTGGCATAGAAATGGTGGAAATGAATAAGGGTGATATTGAACGTAGTCCTATAGTAAGTACGATCTTAGAAATATTTAATAATAAACAGGTTGAGCATTCGGATTTATCTGGATTTATTGCGGTTAGAAATATTAATAATAGTACTAGTACTAGTACTACTACCTTGGAAAAAAAACCTATTCTGGAAGAAGGAAGCAGCAGTAAAACGAATTCAATTCATAATGATGCTGCATTAATTCCTCTTTCTGACATATCTAAACGTTACAATAGTTCAGGTAATACTAATCTGACTTTTTAGATTTTGTTTTTTTTGTTTTCCTAGATTTCTTTTCGGGAGGTGGTGGTTCTAGTTCTGGTGCATATGGTTTATCTAGTACCTGCTTGCGTTTTGCTACATAAACTAATTCTCTCATCATTTTTAACGCCTTATTTTGGAAATACCTGTAGTCACTTGGACTATGTGCAACAGCTGTTTCACATGTTCCTATAAACTTATTTATCCTATCTATTGTAATATCTTTGCGAATATAACCAAAAGTTATGTAAAACCCTGGCGGTAAACACCTGTGTCTGTTGTTTTTATACAAACTATTCATCATGGGTTGATAGAATTTATTTTGAATATTCTTCAGGAGTCCTTTTAGAACAGGGACTTTGAGTTTTATAATATTCGCATCCAAATTTGGATATCTGGCTTTCAGAAGCTGGATTCGGGTTTCTGGTAAAAGGAAATCATGAATGTATCTGATGATATCCTCTGGTAACAGATTTAATTTATTCATATCTAGGGTTTTTGACCTATGGTTGCGCAGCTCTACTGCTATTATTTTTTGTGTTCTTCTATCACATCTTTCTTGAAAATCTTCATTGAGTTTATTTACATATTCCTTTGCAGTTACTATCCATTCAAACATCTGTTCATGTTCCATATCCATCTGATATCCAATATCAATATTGGGTACCAAGAGTTTTAGATTGGTCTGTAATAAAAGATGAAATGGTGGGTTTATTGTTTTATCTGTTTGCCTTGGATATCTATTGACTTGTTTTGTGATTGGAAATGTTATTAGGTTTTTATATAGTTGTTCTGCGGATGGTGGGCGCTTTTTTATGGGTAAATTTATACTTGGTGTTTGTATTGATATTGGGTCTTCGGAATTCATTGTTATGTTCTCCATGCTAGTTTATTGATATTGATACTTTTCTTGTTAACAATATCAATTTTTTAAAAGGAACCGACCCGCTCAGCTTTCACGGTTCCCTTTAGAACCCTCCCTTATTACATATATTATGAAAATAATTGTTCTGAAAAGGTAGGTTCCCTTTAAAAAAATTGATTTTGTTTCTATATAATAAAACAATTTTAATCATGTTTAAAACAATGTTGGCAATAACACCTATTGCTATTCAGTCATTTACATTGACTCCTGTACGCAGTATTATTACTTCTCAAGCATTTTCTTCGTCACTGTTAAATGGAATTAATGAGGAGTTTATTTCAGATACAGGTATTGTGAAAGATTTATTTCAATATCATCTACATATCCCTCTTGATATTCTTTGTGCTTCTGTATTTGTAATTACATTTTGGTATCAAATCTCTACCATGAATGAAAGAAAAAACTGGGAGGATATTGGTTTGTATAATGAATATCGCAGGCGTTTCAATATGGTCTTGATGTTCCTCTTTATTGTATTTGTCAGGAATATTGATAACGCCATTTGAAGGGAACCGACCCGCGAAGCTTTCACGGTTTCGTTCCTTGTCCCCTATAACCCCTCCCTTTTATTATGTTGGCGATTTATGTAGTTATTTTTGCATATTAAGGGAGGGGTTAGAGGGTCTCCAAAGGTTCCGTGAAAGCTTCGCGGGTCGGTTCCCTTCATATGTAGTCACATATATTTACTTCTATTGTTCCGTTTTGTTCTATTGTTATTTGGAAGGGCTTTCCGCAGCCATAGATAGCATTGGTTCTAATAAGATTGTCGCATTTTTCTTTTGATGAATGGGGTCCAATCTGCTTTCCTGTAGATTTGTATTGTCCATGTCGGAATATGCCACAGTTGAGTTTCTCTATAAATACATGCTCTTTGCAGTGTGGACATGTGATGACTTCATTCATTCTTGTGTTGTTTTGTCATAGTTTTGAATAAAGTATTTGAATCAATTTTTTGAATAACATAAAAATATGTGTTTATTATATTATAATGGAACCAATAAAAACAGTTATAAATAAAGGAAAATATAAATTTCAAATTACAGATAATACATTAGAAGCGAGAGGACAAATATATAGTCGTAATTTTAGGATTGGCGGTAATTATGCTGATTGTATAAATATTTCTATATCCTACAAAAATAACAATCTTGATTCTGCTTCTATTCCTCATATTATTTATGACCCTGATTGTTCTATTGATAATAAATTAGACCATGGGCAAGGTTCCATTATTATGATAAAAACACTACTTGAATATCTTCATAAACAATTACCAACTATATCAGAGATTAACTTTGAAGATAAATCAAACATAGAATGTGCTACTGAAGATGATTTGAGAAAGGGTTCGCGAACAAGAAAAAGAGGTACCCATGTATATCCGATTTCGTTATATTATTTTTCTATTGCATTTAATGGAAAGACTTGGTATGAAAAACATTTTAATGCGAGACAAAAAGACATTCATAAACATAATGCATATAGAGAAAGAATAAGTCAGTTGTTAGATTCAAAAGAGTTCAAATCAACTACAACATTCATAGAGTTTTTGCAAATGGCAATACCTGCTCAACCAATTGTTGATGAGTTAGAGTCGTATTATAATGTGTCTGATACGTTTGGTGAATTCTTTCAATCTATACCCAAACAAGAAAGATGTAGACTTGTTGGCGGTTGGATTTCTACATTCATGGAACATCATTTGAAGGATGTCTTTGATAATAAGTATTGGATTATAGAACTCCCTCTTTCTATCAAGGGTGGTAATCGCAATACAAGAAAGTATTATTGTCCGAAGGGTAGAATCAAACATTATAAATCCTACAAGAATTTCGGTGTTGGGGTTGATGATGTCTGATTGATTACCTTCTCTTTGTTCATGAAAATATTTGGAGAAACGTTTTGTGGAATACCTCAATCGGAAATTGGAGACTGGAGACTTGACCCTTTCTCTAGACGCGACCCAACCACCCGAGAGAGTCCCCTCGCTCCGAGCGTCCCCTACGTCCAAGCCTCCTACCCAAGCCTCTATGTATACACCCCTACCCCAAAACCACACTCCCCATATACGGTTATCGGGAAATGAGTGTCATACCGCGAATCCAGTAATTTATCGGCTGCATAATGCAGTCATTATTTTTGACAACTTCTACAAAAAGTTTTCAAAAATATACAAAATGAATAATATGGTAGCCCTCTGCGAGAATTGAACTCGCGACCTCCAGTTTACAAGACTGGTGCTCTACCACTAAGCTAAAAGGGCTCAATATGTAATATAGGCAATTCTTTATGTCTCTTTTTGTTTATTTGTTTCTATACCTGTTGAAAAAAATGTATTATATAGAATAGTTATCAAGTCATTTGTTTTATGAGTTTCCTTTTCTATTGATTGTTTCTCTGGTTCCTTCTCTTGTTCTTGTGCTAAAAGTTTTATCACAGGATAAGATATAAAATTTGGTTGCATAATATATATAAGAATAATGTTACTTGCAACAATCGTATTTATACATCATATGAAATATAGAAATACATACTTCTATTGAAAACTATTTACAAAAACCCGGATTTTAAAGTGGTGGATAAAATTGATTTCCCGAAATTCAGAAGTTTTGAACCTTTTATAAATTACATAGTTCTATTAAAAACTATGTAAAAAAAACGTGTTGGAAACAAAATTCCATTTATACTGCGGATACATAGTTCTATTGAAAACTATGTAAAAAATCCTGTTTTTAGAAAAAGTTCATTTCTCAAATATATTTCGCGAAATCTTTTTTTTGAATATTTTTCAAAAATAAAAAATTACATACTTCTATTAAAACTATTTAATAGAAATCCTTATTCCCACTATTTTTATTGTTATTTCTATTAAAACAAGGAAAAGAAATCGGGACGGATTTTGAAAATGGACAAAAATAAATGTCCATTTTTACTTTTATGAAAATAGTTTATGAAAAAGGGTCGCAAAATTGGTGTTTGTTACTATTATGCTGTAAATACCAAAAAAATCATTGAAAAAGTGCGCTGCACTAACTTTTAATATATTTATGAAAAGGATTTAGGAAACTTTTTATGTTAACATATATTATTAACAAATGGAAACAAAAAGTTGCCCAATTGTTGCCGATAATTATTATTGCAAATCATGTGACTATAATACCTGCAAAACTAGTAGTTATAAAAAACATTTATTGACTGCAAAACATAAGAAGTTAATGAGTGTTAATACTTTAGAACCTAAAATACCCGAAATATCGCCATCAGAGTTTATATGTGGGAAGTGCAGTAAAACCTATCTCTCTAGAGTTGGATTATGGAAACATAATAAAAAATGTTCTTCAGAATCAATAGAAAACACCGTTTCTATACCAAATGCCATAACTCCTGAATTATTAATGAACATTTTTAAACAAAATCAAGATATTCAAAACTTATTAATAGAACAAAATAAAATAAATCATATTGCTTTAATAGAACAACAAAAACAGAATATAGTACAACAAAAGGAAAACAATGAAAATCAGACCAAATTAATCAACAAAGTAATTGAACTTTCAAAAGAACCAAGAATTGTTAATAACGGTACAATGACACAAAATAACAATCAAAAATTCAATTTACAATTTTTTCTCAATGATACTTGTAAAGATGCAATATCAATACAACAATTTATTAATAATATTCAAATTTCATTAGAAGACTTAGAAAGTGTTGGAAGGAATGGTTTTGTGAAAGGTATTTCGGACATAGTTTTAAAAGAATTAAACACACTAGATGTTACAAAAAGACCTATACATTGTACTGATTTAAAACGTGAAATCATCTATTTAAAAGAAGAAGATAAGTGGAATAAAGATGATGATGAAAATACCAAATTAAAAAGCATTATCCGAACTGTTGAAAATAAAAGTTGGAATAAGGTCCCTTTTTGGTATCAAAACAATCCTAATGCTCATGTTTCTGATACACCAGAATATGCAATGTATGGAAATATTGTGCGAAATGTTTCTGGTAATGATAATGAAGTTAAATTAAGAGAAAAGATTGTCAAAGTTATTGCAAAAGAAACACACTTGGAGAAAGAAAACCATTTCATTGAAGGAGGGGGAACCGTCGGTTCCCCCTTGCCCCCTCCCCTTTGATATTAGTTCTTGTATATTTTTTTCTCAACCATTGGGTTGAGAAAAAGAGAACCATCTCTCCGAGACATTCTTCAAACAAGATAATGTAAATACAATAAATACATTATCTTGAGAAACCCAGCGAAAAAATATGCGGTTTTATAGTTATCGGGATTTGAGTAGCATATCGGTTATCTAGTATGATATCGGGATTTTAGAACTCATTTCCTGTTATTATTGCTTTTGATTAATAAAGCAGAAACAAATATAAAGAATATTCCACGCTTGATGTTATAATCAAATGAACGAGTTGAATATCGTCAGATTGATTGAAGAAAACCCCGTTACAAGGCTATCAAATAGCTACCAAGGCAAGTTGCTTAACAAAATAAAGGAAACATTTACGGACAATGAACAACAGATGTTCGTCGCAAGTTTTTATTGTTATTTAAATTGTAATCAAAAGACCGATTTTATCATTGATTTAGATAAAGTATACAATTGGATTGGATTTCAACAAAAAGTAAAGGCAAAACATTTATTAGAAAAACATTTTAAATTAGATATTGATTACAAAAAATCGCTTTCCCAACCGGGAAAGCGAACTACTAACACGAAAGGTGGTCAGAATAAAGAAATATTTATGATGACTGTTAAAACATTTAAATTGTTATGTCTTAAAGCTGATACTAAAAAAGCTGATGAAATACATAATTATTATATGAAATTAGAAGAATTGTTACAAGAACTTATTGAAGAAGAAGGTAATGAATTAAGAGAACAGTTAGAGCAAAAAGATAAACTCTTAGAAAACCATATCAATGCTGCCGAATTAGAAAAAGAATTATTAAGAGAAAAAACCATACTTGAACAATTCCCACCTAATACTCAATGTTTTTATTATGGAATAATAGACAATAAAGGTCCTAATAATGAATCTCTTATTAAATTTGGCAATTCCAACTTCTTACGTCACCGTGTTGAACAACATAAGAGAGTTTTTTATAATTTCCGTTTAGTTAACGCATTTAAAGTTGAAAATAAAATACAAATTGAAAATGCTATTAAAAAAAATAATACTATATCCGAAAAAAGAAAAACTATTACTATTAATAACACAAACCACACCGAATTAATAGATAGAGAGGCTTTCTCATTTGAACAATTTGATAAGTTAATAAAAGATATTATTATATCTGTTGAATATAGCGCCGAAAATTTTAAAAAGCTTTTGAAAGAAAATGATAAAATGAATAGAAAAATTATGGAATTAACAGAAACAATTGATAATCTTAAATCTGAAAAACCCATTATTGATAATATTGTCAATGATAATAGAATAAATCAAGAAAACAAAGACTTATTAGTTAAAATTCTATTGTTAGAAGAAGAAAATCTTAAATTGAGAAACGATAATAATAAGCTAATTAAAAAATACAAACTATGCAAAGACATTCTACCCTTAGAAAATAATATTGACACCTCAAATGTTATTGTAAGTGACGTAGATTATAATAATATTAGTAATTCTATGAAACGTATTTTTAAGAGTTCGGATGGGTTCTATCATATTGGGGATTGTAAATATAAAAAATGTTTTGGCACTCGTGAAGAAGTATGGAATGGAGATGCATATAAAACTACCGGTGAATTAACAAAATCCGCTTTTATTATTAATAAAAATGGTAAAATTATATCTAAAAAGAAGTTCATTCAGGAGAAAGAGTTCAATCGTTTTGAAACCGTGAATCTATTAAAACAAAAAAAATAATAATTATAATTATTTTATATGCATAATTGCAGCCATTTTTATATGGTTATCGGGAAATGAGTGTCATATCGGTCACCTAATAAAACCCATATCCCCTTTATGATTCCAGCTTACAGGGAGGGGTTAGAGGGTTTCCGAAGGTTCCGTAAGGGTCGGTTCCCTTCAATGGAACTCTGACAAAAAAATCTTGCCAGAATCGCCAGAAATTGACATAAAAAATTGAAAATGTTTTCCTGTACAACAGAATTGGTAAATCCCCCAACAAGTTCGCTTGTAATTCTCAAAATGTCTACTCCCGTTGTTTCGTCTGCTACCAAGTCTGCTTCGGCAGTCAAGGAAAAGAAGCCTCGTACGCCTACTCTTCCTGCCAAGTTCGGAAAGTTCATTCAGTTTGGTTATTGGTTCATGAAGCGTATCAACTCTCTTCATGAGGATATACCTGCTGTTAATGAGGACCTTTGCATGGAGCAGCTCAATATCTTCGGTGATATTGAAACTCAACAGGCTTTTGTTCAAGCATTCTTTGATGACTCCAAGGATGTTGCCAAGACTCTTCGTACTATGCTTCAGCAGAAGAAGAAGGACGAAGTCAAGGCTGCTAAGGCTGCTACCAAGGCTGCTGCTAAACAGCAGGCCAAGGATGGCTCAAAGGCAGATAAGAAGCCTCGTGCCTCTAAGGCTTCTGAAAATAAGGACAATGATGCATCAGAGCCTTCGGATAAGAAGGTTCGTGGTAGGAAGCCCAAGGCCAAGGTTCTTACTTCTGAGGATGCCTTTGTTAATGAGATGGTTCAGTTGGCCACTTCTGATACTCTGCCTCCTGTTCCTCCTCCCCAAACCAACGACTCAAAGACCAAGGAGCCCAAGGCCAAGGAGTCAAAGACCAAGGAGTCAAAGACCAAGGCCAATGAGCCCAAGGCCAAGGAGCCCAAGACCAAGGAGCCTAAGGCAAAGCTGCCCAAAACCAAGCAACCTTACAACAACGACCAAAACCTAGAACAAACCTCCGTCTCCGTCCTTAATCTCAACGACAAACAATACCTCATTGACGACCAACAAAACGTCTATGACTTCCACTCCCACCTCCCCCTCGGTAAATTCAATCCACTTAATCTCACTATCACT